GTTCTTTACAATCATATTAAGACAAAGAGTTGGTGTTGGGTTTTTGGACATTGTGTTTGTTTCTGTTTCTGTTTCGTCTATTTCCTCTATTGTAATCCTTGGCATATTATTGGTATATTTTGAATTACTTTTAATTAGTAATTGAAAATAATATATTTTATTATAGTGTTATTTTAGTTAGAATATGGCAACTCCTGAAGATTTTTTAAATTTTTATTCAGAAAGAAGAAAAACAGGATTCGTAAATGTCATTGTTCAATTCATAGAAGGTTTAGATGCAACTACTAAACAGATTTTAGAAAACGAAGATAGCCTTGCGAAATTTTTGTGTGATTTTTATTTAAAGTCTCCTGAATTTCTTCAACACCATTTTGGAGGCCCTAGAGGAGAGTTAAGCTTTTCAGGAGAATATGATTTTTTACCCAAGTTAGATTCTTATATTAGAGAACAAGGGGCAGAGAGAAAATTGCCTATTTGGTTTAGAAACTTGCAGATTGGTCCAGATACAGAAGAAAAAAAACTTGAAATTGAACGATTTGTATTTTTACCATTTTTTTTAACAAAAAAAAGTGACCACGAACTTACTCATGTAGAACAAAACTTTGTTTATTTTGTATTTTTCAATGGCGGTTTCAGAAGATTTATTAATCCAAATAATGGAGAAGGTTTGACATTAGATTTTGAAAAATTAAAAAAATTTTTTATATTTCTGAGACTAAAAAGACTCTATGATGAAAGGGTTAGAGATCCTAGAATGATTGATTGGGAAAGTGCTTTGTTTAAAGCACAAGAACTCGTAGTTTCACAAGAAGCAAGAGATAGAATGACAACAGACCCAGTAATTAGAGAAGAATTAGACTCAGACTTAGACTCAGACTTAGAGTCTAATAAAAAAAAACAAAGAAGAAGTAATGCAAGTATAGGCGGAAAGTCAAAAAAAAGAAAATACAAGAAATCCAAGAAATCCAAAAAGGCAAAGAAAACCAGAAAATCAAGGTCTAGAAGTAAGGTAGGAAATTAATTTCAAATATTCTGGATAATCATTTTCATAACTATATTCATTGATTGTTTTGATGGTTTCGTCAGTAGAAGGAAATCTTATAATTTCACCTCTGCTATGAAAATGAAATAAGGCAATTCCGCGATAATATGGATGATTCCAATATTCAAACTTAAAAAATCCCGAAGCATTTTTCAATATAAAATACACTGTTTTCCAAATATCCCCCGTCCAAGGCTCACCATATTTCAGAATCCCGTTCTCTACATTATGTTTAATCGGGACCTTCAATTGTTCTCTACAGTTCTGAGGCAAGATGTCATCTATAAAAATCATCATTTTACTTTCCGATTTTAAGTGTTTAATAGCATTATTAAAATCGCGCAACAAGTATTCACATTGGTGCATCCCATCAATAAAAACCACATCAAACTCATCATCACAATCTTCAAAATAATCGTCGGAAGTTTTCTTGATAATATTGTTATCTGAACTATAATAAAATACTGGGTCTGGATCCACTCCCACTTTGTTATCTTCTTGAAAATGCACATTTTTAAAAGTATATCCATATTCCACACCTATTTCCAAATAAACGTCTTTGGGATTTGTACAACTGTTAATAATGTCATGTCTATTACCTAATTCTGTGTTGAAAGGTAGAATATATGGATCTATTGGTTTCTCTCTTAAGACTTCAAACAAATGGCAACTTTTATAGACTAAAAGGAAGTAACGTTCTAACTGATCCCAACTTGAATTGGTCATTGCATAACACTTCATTCTTGGAAAAATGCCAAAATTGTCATCTAATGTCTGGCACATCTGTTCTGGTGTACAATTATTTTCCAAGATAATGAAATCGTTCCTAGGATCTTTATATAATTCTTGGATTTTTTCCAGATGTTGGTTTAAAGCATTTATGCCCAAAATGCAATATTGCACATCATAATCAGTATGCAGAAGCTTGTTGCAAAACTTATGTTGATAACTGGAAGAATCACGCTCCCAAATCTTGCTATGATGCCACATATAATTGTGATCTTCCTCTGCATCTAGAGTCTTCATCACTTCGTGTACCTTGTATTTCGCAAAAAACTGTGGCATAATGTGGGTAGGACCTAAGCGGTTGATCTCTTGATTCCTTATAAGAGAGAAATTATTATTATCATTGTTCATATACTGAATATATCCTAGTTTGGCCAACTTCGCCATTTTTGTATTTGGATGGATCGCCGTTTTCAAAAGCACCTCATAATCGTCACAAACTGGTAAAAACTCCGAGTAATTTCCTAGTTGTAGCAAGGTGTTTCGCCTCCAAATGCGAGGGTGATTCGGTAAGCAAACTAAATGGGACAGTGTTATATTATTAATATTGGGTGTATTATAGACGTTGACCCAATTTGAGCAAGTTAACCTGGTCTCTATAAAATCGCCATAATCCAACTTTTGGCAATAATATCCACCGTAACCTTTGCAAATGAAGTCTCCATAAGAGAAATTGGAACCATCTTCATAAATATTGATAAAGTCCATATATACAAAACCAATTTCGGAGTCTTGTTGAAAAACTTGGATAGCATCTGAAAGAACATCTGGTAGAATAACATCATCGTGGTCCAATTCTAAAACATATTTCCCTCTGCAGAGAGAAACACATTCATTTTTGACATTTCCAATGGATCCACTGTTTTCACTTCTTCTGTAAAGCCTAATCCTCTTATCTAGACTAAACTTTTCTCTCAAGAAGTTGAAATGTTTATCATCCAAGTCTGGTGAGTCATCCATAATTACCCATTCCCAACTCTTGCAATTTTGACCATCTAATCCTTTATAAACGCGATTTATTCTTTCATAAGTATTATAACAACTAGTGAAAACCGAAAACTGTGGTCTGGTTTCTTCGCGATGTTTAATAGCATTATCAATAAAACAATAGTTTACGGAGGAGTTAAAATCTTGAATGTTTCGGATTTGTTTCAAGTGGAACCAACGACCACAACATAAAGTTCCATCTATCACCGAAAACACATCTTCGGTATATTCGTTATCACTTGAACCAAAAGTAACTAAAATGGGATAGTTAACATCAAAAAGTTTATTCAGATCCTCTTTTTTTTCAATAATTTCAATGCTACAATTTAGTTGAGATTTGTTTTCTCCGAAAAATTGGTCAATATATTCATATTTGGTATACCGAAAAAAAAGAACTAGTGGGTATTTCATATATGCATAATAAACTTTTGTAATATTTAAATGGTGATTATATAATAATTAGATTCAAATAATGAATTTAATTATTATTTTTGGATCTATTTATGTATTGTAGGAACCTTGAAATAAGTGAAATACAAAATTGTAAACGCACCGTCTATTAAAAATCCCGCTAAACTAAATAAAAATAAAATCCATTCAAAAAATGTTTTATTTTCCATAAAATAAAAATAATATGTTAACAATCCGAAAAATGGTATAGCAATAATATCTCCGATATGTACAATTATTGTGCTGATATATTTTTTCATTTTATATTATATTTATATAATTTAATTTGGCTAAAACTTTTCGGATTGATTTGTAGAAAAATTTCAATATTTTTTGTATAGTTTTACCTGAATATTAAAGCGAAACTCACGAATAAAGTGGGGAAGGGCCTTGTTAGTATTCTGGATTATGTTTCTTGAAAATACATCCTTGTGGTGTTAGTCCGCGTACTGTACCCGTAACAATTGCTGGATTCTGATTTGTACATGTAGACATCCAAATTTTTATAATACAGAAATTTTTCTTGGGTGATATGGTAATTCCGGTCACATTGGCAACAAATGATTCTTGGTTGCTAATAGTCTCTCCAACAAGAACATAAGTCAGCTCGCGCCATACTTCGTAAACATTCTTATTCGCAACTTTATAGGAGAAACTACCGCCTTGTCTGTTCTTTGGATCCTCCCAAATCGGAGAAATCCCCTTACGCATAATAAACAACATACAATTCTTCACTAAAACTTCTGGAAGAGTTTCAGAAACAGCAATTGTACCTTCAACTGTGTCCATTTGATAAATTTCTTTGTAACTTTTGAGAGACCAGTCTGTGTCGTGTGGTAAATGTGCATAAAGTACCCAAGATTGTGCTAACCTGTGAGATTCATTGGTGGTCATTGTATCTGTTGCCATTGTGTTGTGCGGA